CCTAATCGTAAACAAGTTTTTGTAACCCTCCAGTTGTTTAATATGTTGTCAGGTTTTTCCCACTTACCAGATTCATCATGTACAAGTAGTTTTAATTTTTCACCATCATAACTATTGTCTCCAGTATTTTTCCAGTCAATAGTTGTATCTAATCCTTCTAATTCTTCTAACTGTTCGTTGCTATCTAGTTTACGTCTTGTAAATCTACTGGCTGGAACCCTGTATGCAAGCTCTGTTTTTGGTCGATCCATACCGTCTTGAATCGGTTTGAAGAAAAACGGATAGTTGACGGAAATTGGTACGATTTTATCGGTAAACATTTTCTTTGCATCAGCCCCAGACTTTGATAAGACACCGTATCTAGCATCACTAGAGATAGTGGCAAGGTTGACAGTTTCGCCTGATGCCATGAATGAAAAACCAGACCGTCTGTTTTTGAGGTAGCACATTCCGTAGCAACGTTTATCTGCTTTACAAGCTTCCCAGAATATAAAGAATAATCTGTTTGCTTCCCTAAAATCTGCTTGCCCAACATCAATCTTGGACCACTGCAGGTACATGTAATGAGTACCAGTAATATAAGTAGCTTTACCTTTATTAGTGAACCAATAGCCTTCGTGGCGCCTAGCAAATTCTCTATCAATATACGCATACCATTTTTCTTTAAAATCATCTGGATATTGTTTCCAGTCAAATATTGTTTTAATTTTTTTCAACGCCTTAGGATACTCATGTACTTGCCACTTGTCGTAATCCTTGTTAACATCTTTTTCTTTTGGTAATGCTATTTTAAGATTTTGTATTTCATAAACCTCACCTATTTGACCAGTTTTAGATATAACAATAACATCGTGTTCTTTATTATATCCATACTCCCATTTTTTAGATTTATTTAATCTTTTTATTACATGAGGTTTTATGTGGTCAATTACTTTATATAAAGTTTGCTTATACATTATTTAGATCTTCTTTCTGCAAAACCTCCAAAAGCTTGATTTTTCTTTTCTTCTTTTGGTTTTTCATTTAGCATATCTTCTTCTTCTTTAATACGATTAAGTATTTCAAAAGCATCAAATATGGCTAGCTTTTTTGTAGCCGCTGCATTTTTTAATCTATCAGCTGATATGTCATCATCAGAATCAACTATAGCTTCTTTTGCAACCTTAATAAGTTCTTCAACCGCTCTGTGCCCAGCTTGGATTATATTCTTTTTCGTTTCCTTGACGTTCATACTTAATTACAATATCATTTGATTTCATACAATAAAGACGCTTACCATCCACTATAAAATCATATTCACCAAACGGTGTGTAACCAACTAGGTCTCCCTCGTGTATTTCTAACGCTTCTAAGGAACTATTACCATATTTTAGTATACCAATGAGTCTTTCTTCTAAATTAGCGTCTAGATCGTCATTGTTATGAATCGGATTTATAAAACATCTATCACCAAAAGCTTGCCATTTGTCTTTAGATTTATATAAATAAACTTGATTTAATTGAACAAAATACATACCATCTTTAAAATAAGACTTACTATTTTTCTCTTGTCCTCTTATATCAAAAAATCTTCTAAATACATTATGATGAATCATAATTAAATCACCTGGTTTTACAGGTGTTTTATAAGCTTTGGGTACAGCTATAACTTTAGCTATGTTATTAACAGATTTAAAACTTTCTGACTTAGTGTTAATTATAAGGCTTTTGTCACCTACTTTAACTTCATTATTATATCGCTGACCGTAAGGTTCAACGATAAAATCAAAAATACTTTTCATTAGTATTCTAAATCATACTCAACGGATATAGCCATGTTAGAATTAAATTTCTTCCACGGCAATACCTCATTGTTTTTTTTAATGTAAATGTTATAAGAATTATCTTCTGTGTCAAAGAGTATATGAGATATAGTGTGACCTCCATATACTGATTGAGTTAGAGAATAATGCATTGCATCGGTTTTGTAATCAGATCCAATGCTGATTTTTCTAATAACAGATGACATTACTCCTTAACTTCTTCTTCTTCTTTTTCGATAGGAGTGTAAGAACCGTCTTCAAGATTAATATTAATCGAACCGTATTCTTCTTCTAGTTCTTTCTTAAAGTCTTCAGTTTGTTTGTTAACTTCATGGAACTTAGCTAATACTGCGGTTTTTTGGGCTTCTAAGAAACCTGTTTCATTTAAAAGTTTGTTTAACTCTTTTTGAAAATCTTGAATCTTTTCTAATTGGTCTTTGGAAATTGATTTTACTTCACTCATTTTAATTTAATTTAATTGGTTATTAATGTATTAATATAGTTACAGGTTTTATTTATTTTTTAAATAAACTTGTAGCTTTTTCAGTTGTGCGTCCACCAAAATAAGCTAACACGACAGACATCATTACTTTTTCAAATGTGTCGTTCCAAGTTACGCCTATGTGAAACGGTATTGAATCTACACTGTCTAATAAGCCAGCAATAGAAAATATAACAATACACCACACTAATACTAATGGGCGTACGTTTTTAGAAAGCCATGAATCTGACATTGAATCGGCTTTCCATCTTGATGTAACAGCTTCCATTTCTTTATTTTGTTGTTCAAATATAAGCTGTTGTAATTTTATTTTATCTTCACCGCTTACATCGGATTTACCGATAGCAGCAATAGCTTCAGCTGGTGAAGTTACACCACTTAGTACATTACCTAAAGCAGGGTTAACTAATGATGCAGCACCAAACAATAGTTTACCTACTGTCGTATCTTTAAATTTCTTTTTAGGATCTGGCATAAGCTTCTTTTTCCCAAGGAAGATTTTTAGCACCTTCCTCCATTGTTTTTCTTGAGTAACGTTTACCTCTCCAGTAAACATTATTATCGTCATAATCCAAATCACCTCGCTTCATTTGATCTATATGAATCTTTTCATGAGCGACTACATCTTGTATTTGTTTTGGATCTTTAATATCTTTATTAATTAAAATACTTCCGTTTCTGTCTGCTTTTCCTAATACACCTTCTTCTAAACTTACATTGTAAATTGGAGTGTTATCGATAACGTATGGTGGATTAATTTTAAAAGCCATTACTTTCCGGGGAATAATTTATTAAGTGTTTCTTTACGCTGTTGACAGCCACAGGGTATGTTTAAACCCTGTGACACTGAATCAACAACTTTTTTAATTCCAGTTGCTTTAGTAAAGTGTTCTATTCTATCACCTAAGCCTCTAGATTTCATTATGCAATTGCAATTCCTGAAATACTAATTCCTGAAGGAAGTTGTACTTTAGCTTTTACACCACCTGGGTTAGCAGTTAATGCATAATTAATTTTGTCTCTTACTGAAGGAACAGTTCCAGTTGAAGTGTGTGTAACTGTAATTAAGTCACCAGCAGCTGGGCCGTTTACATAAAGTAAAGTAGTAGTTGCGCTACCAGCTTTTACATAGATAATGTCCTCAGCGCTTACTAAGTGTTCACCGCTGTCTAAACCAGCAGCAGATGAATTTAATGAAATAAATTTTGCCATAATAATTGTTTTTGTTTTTTGTTAATTGATTGTTGTTTGTTGTTATTTATTTTTTACTTGTATTTTTTTTAACTATTTTTTTTGTAAGTCTACCAAGTTTTTTCATGGTTCTTTTATGTCTTCTTTTATCTTTTTTTGTTCTATCTTCATCAGCTTTTACACCTTGGTTTAATGGAGATTTAGTAGTTTTACCCCTAGCAGTTGTCATTTTTTTCTTAGTTTCTTTTATGACTTTTTTGTTTTTAGATTTTATAACATCTTTCTTTTTTTTGCTTTCGTCTTGAGTTGTAGATAATCTTTTTTTAGACTTAATATCACCGGGTTTAATTTGTTTTTCTTTAACCATTTTTTTAAACTCTGCGTCTGACATTTCTTTTACGCCTTGGTTTAATGGAGATTTTTTAGACTTTTTTATTTTTTTACCTACTTTATCCATGCGATCTTCTAACCTATACATTCTTTGTTCTTCAGCTTCACTAGTTTGACCCATTTCAAAACGGTCATAAAGTGATTTATGTTTAGCAGATAATCTGTCCATTTTTTTATTAGGATCTCCCATTGCTTTATATGGCGATTTAGAACTTCCTCCGCTAACGCAACCAGACTTATACATTGGTGAACCTTTCATTTCCAACATAGACTTTGCTTTATCATAGTCACCTCCAGCTTTTTGCATAGCGTGACCAAAAGCATTACCATGTAAAGGTCCGTATTTTTCCATCGGTGAACTAAATCTTTGCTTAAACGCACTTCCGTTATATTTATAATTTGGACTATTTGAATCGCCCATAGCATTATAACCTCCAGACATATCTTTAAACAAGTCTTTTCTTTCTTGGCCACCGCTTACTGAGATGTTTCTGCCTTTTCCTTCGTGTTTATATTTTCCCATGACTATGAACTCATATGTTTAGAAATCCAAGATCCATGTTTTGAATCTCTTTTAGAACCTGCTTGTGCATTTTCTGCGTAATGTTTTCTTGCGCTTTTTGAAAGCGACTGATTGCTAGCTTCTTTTACGTCGTAAGCTACTTTTTTACTAATGTTTGGCATAATATTGTTTTTTATATTTGTTTAACTTAAAGCTATTAGATCTGAAATACCACCACCTGTACCTGTAGCATAAACCATAACTACACTAACTGGTAACACAAAACCTTCAGCAGGTTTTACAAATGTTACTACTTCATCATTTACAGTATGTACTTTTAAAATAGCCTCTGTATCATAACTGTATGTAAGAGTTGCATCAGCAGCTATAGTATCAGCTTGAGCTAATACATAATTACTAGCATTTGTTACGCTAGCTATTAAAAGACCATCAGCTGGTAAACCAGTGCCTGTTACTCTCATACCAACCTTAATTTGTGGGTTAGGTGATTTTAAACCAACATTAGCTGAGTTACTTACAGCGTTATTATTGTTGGTTGTTGTCACGGGTAATGTAGTTGGCGAGTTACCAACATATAAGTTATATTGTTTCCACGAACTTTGTGGTGTTGTTGCTTTAGCTCTACCGTCAAGTAAGTTGTCATCACTTAAGTTGCCACCACTTATTGTTACAGCTATTCCAGACTTATAAGAGTCAGTGTAATAATTTCTAATCATTTTTTTTATTTTTTTTTATTTAACATTTCCACCTTCTTCTAGCAGCTTTACCTCTTTCACCGGTCCAGCCTTTTGATCTAGCGCAGAATGATTTTCTTCTTTTAGCGGCTTTACTTCCCGGTTTAACTTTACCAGTAACTGCAGTTTTTAATTTACTTCCAGGGTTTTCTCTTCTATATTGTTTAACACCTGTCTCAGTCATACCAGCACCCTCCTCTGATTTTCTAAAAGTTCTGCCTTTACCCTGCGTAGTTTTACGCATATTCAAGGGCCCGTGTGGTAAATTAAAAGCCATTACTTTTTCTTTTTAGGAACACAGTTAGGTACTTTTCTACCATTTTTAGTTTTCATACCATAAGCCTCATAGCCTTTCCAGCATGGGTTTTTCATCATTTTTTTAAAAAAAGGTGAGTTCATATTATTTTATATTTAGTTTTACCGTTTTCTTTATAAGCTTTTAAACATCTTCTTCTGTTTGCATCTTCAGATACATAGCTCACATGCACCCAATTAGGGTTTTCATCTGTACCAAATTCCCAAATAATCTGATCAAAATCTAAATTATTTTTTATATACTCATACATCTCTGCATTAGTTTTATGACCATAGTTATCGTCTAGGTCAAGTGCGCAACCAATACAATGTTGAGAGGTTGTGCTTCCGCCAATGGCAGAATTGAGTTGGGGCGAGCGATAGAAACTATTAATAGCGATTGGACCACCTACCCATTTACGTAGAGGTTCAAACACTTGCTCTGCAATAGTTTTCATGTTAATTAAATCTATTTCTCTAGGTATATTATCAATACCAAGTCTAGTAGCTGTGTGAGATTTAATTCCTTCTTTAAGCGAGATGTGTTCACTTATTCTATCACTCATTTTAGTGAGTTTTTACTTTGCTGTTTTATTTATAGATCTGTCAGCAACCATACTGTCAGGCCAACCACCTCCAAGCCTAGATTTAGCTATTGAAGATATTGGTCCTGCTTTATAAGGTAGTGGATCTTTTAACACTTGCATTGGATCCATACCATACTTTGGATTTCCTTCTTTTAAATTAGTTGGTTGGTGAGGTCCGTCCCACGTTGCGTTAGCACCAACTTGTCCTGGGTTTTTTGCCATAATATTTGTTTTTTATATTTTCTTCCAAGTAGATTTAAACTTTCTACCTTTGCTAGGTCTTAGTGTGTCTCTTACAGCATCACGACCTTGATCATAACTTGATACTCTTGAAGACGTCGGTCTTTTATCCATTCCATAGTATTCATCATCACCTAAAGTGGTCATGTACTGACCTTTTTTATCCACTTGAATATCACTTACATTTTCTACATTATATCTTTTACCTGTTACTTTTCCTTCGTTAGAACTTTTGTAAGTAGTTTCTTCGTGATCAGTTTCGTCTATTAAATCACCTTTTTTATATGTATATGTACCTTGATTTAAAGCACTTTTAAATTGCTTTTTATCATTTACATAACCACTAATACCAAAACTAGCATCGCTTCCACTAGGTGGATTTTTTTTAGAATATCTTTTTACTTTACCATATTCTATATCATCGCCTTTTTTATTATATCTACCTTTTTCATAACCATCATAGCTATAGTTTTCTTGACCTTGCTCTTTTACACCTTTAGCTCTTTCTCTTCTAGCTTGGCGTAAACCTTTGTTGGCCATTCTTATATTTTTTCTCTCTTGTCTTCTGGCTTCTCTACTATCTTTATTCATGATAGGATTTATATCACCGTAAGGGCCTGGAGGTGGAACTGGCTGATCTAATTGTTTGTTGGCTATTTGCTGAGCAAACTCTTCACCTTGAAAAAGGTTTTGACCTAGTTCTTGTATTTTTTGATTAGCAAATTTATTAGGATTTATCATATCTTTATTTTTTATCTTCTAATTGCTTAATTACTTTTTTTAGCTTAGCAATCTTTTTGTCAATAAGAGATATTTCTTTTACTTCTACTTTTTTTTCTTTTTTTCCCATGATTATCGGTTTTTATCTTTGTTAACGTTGTTAATGGATGTAATCATTACTTTATCCATATAGGTTTTACCTTTCATTATTTTATTACGATGTAGACTTGTAGGTATATCCTCTGTTCCTAGCATAATTCGGTACATACGACTTATTAGTTGTTTACACTTGAAGGAAACTTTATAAATATTATACTTTTGAGTTGTGCGATTATGTTTTCTCCAAACCGTTATCCAACCTTCTTTAAGTAATCTGTTCCAGCGTCTATTGTCCCAACTATAAGAATACGTACCGATTTTAAAATCTTCTCGTGTAAAAAGATCCATGCAATCGAAATATATTAATAACTCTAAGTCTGCATCATTTAGCTCATAATTTTTACAAGCCCACTTTCTAATAATTCTATAATGTTTTAAAAGGTTTAACTCTCTTATGTCACTAGGTTCTATTCTCATAAAACAATAACTACATGATCCAGCTTAACTACATTATAGATTTCGTCTTTAACTTCTATTTGATGTGAATTATTTTTATCAAAATAAATAACATCATTTGCTTTTAAACCACCTGCATCAGCTCCTGCTGATACTACAGTTCCTTCAGCATATCTTATATCTTCTCTTTGTTTTTCACCTAACAGTAAACCACCTTGAGTTTTAGATATACCGGCTTTTGATATTTTAACTACTAAGTTTTTACCTATTGCTTTCATCACCTATTCTTAAGTTATTGATTACACAATCAGTTGATAAAATAGTAGTGGCTACAGAAGCTGCATTGTTTAAAGCACTTTTAGTTACAAGTAAAGGATCAATAATCCCTGACTCAATCATATTTACCATATTTCCTGTAACAACATTTAAACCATCTCCTTTGCTTGTTGGCATTTTGTAGTCTTCAATACCTGCATTATGTAAAATGGTCTTAAAAGGCGCTTTAATAGCTTCTAGCAACGCTTGTTCTGACTCTGTATTAGCTTTTATTTCGTCAGCAGCGTTTAATAAAGCTATACCACCACCTGGTACTATACCTTGTTTTATAGCAGCTTTAGTTGCACATATTGCGTCTTCCACTCTAGCTTGCTTTTCTTGTAGCTCAACCTCAGAGTTAGCACCTACTTTTACAATAGCTACTTTAGCTGATAGTCTTGCTAATCTTTTTTCTAACTTAACTGTTAGTACAGGATCTGTACATTCAACAAGTTCATCTTCTAGCTTTTTAATCATTGATTTAACATCATCAGTTGTTTCAATCAAATGTAATACAGTTTCATTTTGTTCTGTAACACTTTTTAAACATTCACCTAAATGTTCTGGTCCTATTAAATCAATATCATCTCCTAAATCTTCATTTATAATTGTTGCTCCTGTTAAAATTGAAAGATCATCTAGTGTTTCTTTCTTACTTATACCATATACAGGTGCGTCAATTACATTTACTTTTATATTACCTTTAACTTTATTCATAGCTAAAGCTGATAACACTTGTTGGCTAACATCAGCTATAATAAGTAAAGATCTGTTATTCTTAATAACATGTTCTAAAACATTTTGTATTTTTCTTATGTTTTCTATTTCTGATTCAACTAATAACACTAGTGGTTTATCTAGTTCGGCAGTTTTAGATTCTTTGTTTGTTACAAAATGTATATTCTTTAATCCTCTATTGTAAGGAACACCATCAACTAATTCAAATGTAGTTTCTGGTAATTCTGTTGGTTCTAACACAACAACTCCGTTTTTACCTACAGATCTAAACGCATCAGCTATGATTTTACCAAGCTCTGGATCATTGTTTGTAGATATAGTTGCAACTTGATCTATCATATCACCTTTAACAGGTATAGAGTTTTCTTTTAAATGATCAATTACTTTTTGTGTTGTTGATAAAATACCTTGTTTTATTTCTCTTGATGTAAACTTTTTTTCTAGTTTATAAGCTTCTTCTAATATTGAATGAGCTAATACTGTAGCTGTTGTAGTTCCATCTCCAGCTTCTTTAACAGTTTTTCTTGCAGCTTCTTTTAATAAAGTTGCACCCATGTTTTCTACTGGATCTAAAAGTATAACTGATTCTGCTACTGTTACACCATCTTTGGTAATAATTGGTTTGCCTGCTGTATCTTCTAAAATAACACACTTACCGCTAGCTCCTAATGTGGAGCTAACAGCTTGTGTAAGTTTCGTAATACCAGCAAACACATTGTTTTTAGCATCCGAACCAAAGTTCAGATTTTTTACAATTGCATTTGACATAATTTAATTTAATTTAATTTGATTTAGTATTATTTGAATGTTTTGACAACTTTAGGTCCTTTAATAAAGTCCACTTTCTTTTGATAATGATCAACACTACCGTCGATAGCAGCCTCAGCTGATTCTAAAGTTTCTCGTCTAGTTACATCGAACCATCTGTCGCAACATTCGTCTTCGTTACAATCACAGCTGGGGTCTTTGTACTCGGTTTGAAAATAACCATTAGGTAACTGAACTATTCTCCAGTTTTTCTTTTCAGCTAAGTGCTTCCAAGCTTTAATAGTTTCTTCTGAAATTTGTGGTGTTTTGGGTTGACCCATTGAAGAGGTCAACGAATAAAAATAAGTCATCGTTTTTTGGTTTTAAGGGTTAAACATTATTTTTGGTTTATATCACTACCACAGTGATATAGGTTTAGTTATACTATCACTTGTTTTTTACAAAACTTACACTATTCGACTGGTGGTACAGGTTGGTTTTGCCATGTAAAGTATAAATCTTCATTTACAGGTGTTATTTGAAGCTTAATATTATCTTCAATAGATTTAGCCATTGAAGCTACATCCAAAGCATCTTCAAGCCATCCGATGACTACATTTTCAAAATCTTCAGTGTTTGCATAAGGTACAAAAGGTTCTCCAGCTACATAAGTAAAGCTTTGAGCACCTATTTGACTTGCTTGATATTGTTGTCCTCCAGATTCTTCAGAACCTGAATAAGTCCAATGCACTGTGTATATTACGTTATCCTCACCTTCAGCTTGAATATGTGCATTCATTTGGTTAATTGTCCATTTGTAAGTAATTGCCATT